CTAAACATAAGAACTTATCATGGGATTTATGTGGGTTTGACGCAGAGAATTGGGAAATGTTAAAAAGTGATATCATATCCTGGATAGAAGACATTGAGGTGGATAATGAAAAACAAATACGTAGTTAGAGTTAATATAACTTATACTAAAAAATATTATGTAGTTGCAGAATCAGAACAAGAAGCAAGAGAAACATATTTATTAGAGGGTACTACTTCTATTTTAAATGAAACAGAAAGAGATAGACAAGTAATTAGTGTATTAACTATGGAGGAGGATTCTAAATATGTTGGATGATAAAACTATATTAATAATTTGTGGTATAATAATACTTTTCGTATTCTTTTACGTTCTGTTTACCGCTGAAAGTGATGATGATGATTCTGGCCCGTGGTAAGATAGTATGTAGGGGTGGGGAGGGAAATTAGATGTTAACATATATATTGGATTTGTCAAATGGATTATAGACATCAATTAGAAATAGTAAAAGAACTTCAGGTTGAAGGAACAAGAAGGCTAGACTGTCCCTTTTGTTTAAATAGAAATACATTTGATATTACCAATAAAGATGGAGTTTTAATGTGGAACTGTTTCCATGCTAGTTGCACGGCTAAAGGTAGTAGTGGTAGTAAGTTCTCAAGAGAAGATGTAGAAAATTTTATATCTCAGAAGAAACAATTACATAATCATAAATTTGTTATACCTAAAAGTTTTGTTAATTACGCAGTTCACCCTAAGTCTAGAGCATATTTAAATACATATGACATACAAAATACAAGTGCTAGAGTTATGTATGATGTTAAACAAGAACGAGTTGTATTCTTAATAGAGAATCAAGGGGAAGTGGTGAGTGCTATTGGTCGAGCATATGGACACTTTCAGCCCAAGTGGTTTAAGTATAGTAAATCAGATGTCCCTTTTATTACAGGCAATAATAAAGATATAGGAATAATAGTAGAAGATTGTGTAAGTGCTTGTGCCGTTGAGACTAGATGTGGATTTACGGGCATAGCCTTACTAGGAACAAGTTTACAAGATAGCTATATAGAGCATATAGTTAATAGTGTAAAAAATGTTGTGGTTTGTTTAGACAGAGACGCAACAAATAAATCAATAGACATCAAGAATAAATTAGAATCAAAGGTCAATACTTATGTTTGGATGTTAGACCTAGATTTAAAATATTATGAAGATGTCGATATGAAGAAGTGGAGTGATAAAATATGCAAGATGATTTCATCATAATTCTTTCTGTTATATTTATCGTGGTTGCTTTTATAAGCTACATTTTTGTATTCGGTGGTTTATAATGGGTAGTGTTTTAAAAAAGAAAAAACATAAAGGCCGTAGAAAAATAGGCAGTAAGAAACGCAGAGCAAGACGCAAACGTAGAAGGAGATAGCATGGGTGTCAGAGGAGGCAGAGTACGAAAAGATAGCTATCAAGGTTTTCATGCTAGAGATTTTGTGCAAATCAAAAAGTATGATACAAATGATAGTATGTATTTATATGTTCCTAATTATGTTAGACAAACTTTAAAAAAGAAGTTAGACAAATATCATTTAGAAAATTTAGATACATATAACACGGCAACATTTATTAAGAAACAAATAGAAAAACTATTTATAGAACTAGAAAGGAAAAGAATAGATGAGTGGTTTAGAACACACAAGAAGCACTACTAATAAATTTTATGATAAAGTAGAGGGTGAGTACATCCTAGACTTACAAGGAATAGAGACACATTGTATAGTCAAATCTGATAGATATGATGAGATATATAATAAGCCTACTATTTCTTATCATTTTACATTTGAGAATCATAAACTAAAACAGTTAGGTGATGATGACATACATACATACGAGCCTATGAAAGTTTGTCCAACGAGTGGGGTCAAGATTGCTAACTTTAAAAGAAAGCCTGAATATAGATTGCCTTTTAGTGAGACAGGATATAAGTCCCATTTTACAGGGTTTATAGATATGCGTAGCACGAACTTTATTGGTGCTGATGATGTGGTTGTAGAAATTAGTAAATGGCTAATGGAAAATGACGCAGGGATAAAAAGAAAGAAATATTTCTGCACGAAAAGATTTGCAGATGTTCCTATTGTCAGTATAATAAAAAAGATATGAGATTTGTTTTTGTAGTATTATTATTTATAACAGGATGTAGTTATAAGTTCAAAACTAACAATGACAATAAAAATAATCTAGTAGCTAAGAATCAACCCGTTGTGGACAATAGAGAAATAACAGTTGAAGAGCTTGGGGAACTACCAAGACTAGAACAAATTAAATTAGAAATGCAGGAAAGGTTGGCAAAAATAAAAAATGAATAGATACTATATACAAAGACTAAGTGCAGAAACATGCGAGGATGTATTAAAAAAATATAATCCTGATGACAAACAAGATGTAATCATTGTGAGAATGTATGATGAGCCTTTTGATTTAAAAGTTAAAATCAGAGAGGCAATGTCGGAAGATGAGTTTGAAACTTTTAGAAAGTTAGTAAATGGTAGTGGTGAGTTCAGAGATATCATAGACATTATCATGAAGAAAAAAGAGCAAGAAACTCAAGAAGTTATAATCAACAAACAAGCCGAAGAAAACAATCAATAATCTAACATATGTTAGAAAAGAGGGAGAGGGTCTTGCCTGAGACTAATGGGAATGTTCGTAAATACTTATTAAAGTCTTTACTAAATAAAAAGTTTTACAACAAATTTCAAAAATATAATTTAGGAGATATTTATAATCATAATATCTATAAGTGCATAGATTTAATCTACAAGCATGATAAAGAATTAGAATCTATATCTACTGAATACCTTGCTGATTTTTATGAAAAACAATACGGCTCACGTATGGGATTCAATCAGTTAAGTGGTGATAAAGATATTATTTTTGGATTAGATAAAGTAAAAGAACCAAACGAAAAGACTGTAGATTACATTTTAAATCTTACACACAAGCAAAAGAAAGCAGAAGAACTTACGAAGAAAAGTTTTGCCCTGGTCAATAACCCTGATAAATATGACTTTTCTGAGATAAAAACCTTTGTTCAAAATATTGGTGGAGTGCAGAAAGAGTATGAAAGCAAAATGGACAGAGTGGATTTAGACCCACTACAATTAATTGAAGACGAAGAGAAATACGGCAATGTCAAATTTAATATCAAAAGATTACAAGACGCTACTCACGGAGTGGGAGGTGGTAATTTTGTAATTGTTTTTGCTAGACCTGAAGCAGGGAAGTCAGCTTTTTGGATTAGTCTAGTTGCTAATAAAAATGGTTTTGCAGAACAAGGTAAGAAGTGTCATGCATTTATTAACGAAGAACCTGCAAAGAAAACTTATGTCAGATTAATTTCTTGTTGGACAGGCATAGTGAGAGACTTAATCAAAGAAAGAATAAATACAGTAAGAGCAGAGTGGAGTGTAATAAAAGATAATATTTTTGTTTACGATTCTGTCGATGTTAGTATGGATGATTTAAACAACTACTGTGAAGAGAATGAAGTTGATATAATTATTATTGACCAATTAGATAAAATAAATATCCGTGGTAATTACAATGCACAACATGAAAAGTTAAAAGAAATATATAAACAGGCAAGAGAGTTAGCTAAAAGAAATAATGTTCTAGTGATAGGAATTAGTCAGGCAAGTGCTGAGGCACACAATCAACAAAGAGTAGATTTTAATTGGTTAGATAATTCTAAAACTGGAAAGGCGGGAGAGGCCGATTTAATTATAGGAATAGGAAAGCCTAGAGATTCTGATAAAGATTATGATAGGTGGCTATACTTATCTAAAAATAAATTAACAGGGGAGCATGTCGATATTGAGTGTTCGCTAAATCATACATTATCGAGGATAGAATAAATGGAGAAAAAAAATTTTTTAAGAGTTCTTTCGCTAGGTGC